CAATTAGACACCCACAACAATCAGTATGATAGATGGGGCAAACTTAATTATGAACAACGAAATGCCGAGATTAGTGGAGCAATAAATTTCCGCTAACGTTGAGAGGCTTTGCGTTCGTTTGGGAATTTGAAAATATATCGTTCACAATTTAAACTTAATATATGACAATCCCTCCAACCCAAAACAGAATGGGAAGTAGAATTCATTGATGGTAAACTTAAACTAATATAATGAAACCATATTTTGCAAAATTTATTCCTGTTGAGGGAGAGATAAAAAAAGGAGATTATTATATTGATAACAGTCTTGGTAAAAATACTCTACATTTTTGTAGAGAAAATCCCTCTGAAGATTTAAATACCTCTGACCATATATGCAAGAAAGTCAAACTCTTTCTCTGTTCAGGAGATATAAAACCAGAAGACTTTGCAAGTCGTGAATCTAGGGTTCATGTTTCTTTTAATAACCCTGAACCTCCTTTTAAGATAATCGGTGAAATCTCTCCTGATGCTAGATGGGTTAAAGAGGGAGATGAGTTTCTGGGACCTGAAGCTGGAGAAAAGTGCGAAGTGCTACCTCTTCACAGACACGATGTTGTAACAGAAGAAATGATATTTGTTGACAAATATGGAGAACAGGTAGAAACACCCATATATCTTATAAAGGGTCCGTGCGGACATTTTCATTAAGGTATTTATATTTGCACCCTAAATTGGTCCGGTAGCTCAGCTGAATAGAGCGTCACACTTCTAATGTGAGGGTCACAGGTTTGAATCCTGTCCGGACTACTAAAATCTATAAACATGGCAAAAAACACTCAATCAGATGAGGTTCTCGCACTCAGCTTGATGAAGAAAAACAAAACCGTTAGCGAGCGGGCACAGGCTTACTTTGAGTCTGTAAAAAGAAACATCCAACGTGATGTTATCGACAAGTTAGTAAGCAAAAAAGAGGAACTGGAAGACAGACTCTTTGAGTTAACTAACTTTACGCTGGACACCAACCTTAACGCTGGTCTTCGTCAGATGACGAAAGACGATTGTGAGAAGCGTTTTAAGGAAATTATTGAAACAGAATATCAGCTTCAACTCACAGAGCTGGAACTCAAAGCAAAACAGGCAAGCTTTGAGAAGTATTTTTCTAAGTGACAAAAATACACGTATCATACCCTATGGCAATGAGCATCTCTGATTTAAAGAGAAAGCTCGATGACCTATCACTGGAAGGTGACTATGAGTTTACTTATTGGGATAAAAAGGTATACAATCATGGATATGTATCTAATGCAGATGCCTTGCTTGTTGTACTTCCTAATAATGCTTGGTCCATAGGAACGGAAATTCCTGAGGGTATCCGTAGGGAAATAGTAGAGGCTATATCACTCAAAAAGGATATATATCTTTTGTATACAACAAGGTCTGGGATAAACAATATTTATAAGACGCTTGTTGCACATAAGATAGGATTCCATATGTCTGGTCTACATGGCTGTGTTGATAAAATTGAGCCCTGCAACAGAAATCCTGTTAGTTTGAATCCTTGCTCTGAGGTCAAAGGAGAGATTGCTAAGTCAGATGACTCTGCACTTACATTTGATTTGTATGACCGCCTATGTAAGTATTCAAATAATAATAAAGGGTATGATAATCGGGTACTTTTGTTACTAGGATAGCCTGAATCCTAAAACAATCAAAATCAATCGTATGGCAACTTACGTATGCGTCCGTGACTTTACGACAAGTCTCGGCAAACGCTATTTTACTGGTACAGAAATCACTAATACCCAGTATGCTATCCTGTCGTATGCGGATAAGCTCAATTTCCGTAGAAAGGAAGAACCTGCAGCATATAGCAGGGAATCTGAATCCTTTATTCCTTCACCCTTTGACCATATGTTAGGTTCTTCTCCTCAATCGGAGAGTGAACCCGATTCTCCTTCCTTTGGAGGATATGGAGGAGGTGATGGTGGAGGTGGTGGAGCCTCTGGTTCATGGGATAGTGAAGGTGACTCTGGTGGAGGTGACGGAGGTGGTGGTGGAGAATAATAAACCCTAATAAAAACAACTAAGAATGGCAGACAGAAAGGTCAGAGACTACGTTGAGCACGAAGTAGTTGCTCAACTAAGAAGAAAACAAGACTTACAGATTATTGGCAAGCAAATTCAGGAAAACACAGATTCCCATGCAAAAGGAGATGTAGGAATCAAAGCAAGGGGAAAGATTGATTTTCTTGTCAATTACTGTGGTTACAACCACATGTTTGTAAAAGGTTTTAAATAACAACTATGGAAATAGCTTTAGTTATCTGTATTCTCCTTTTGTGGATAATTGGAGCTAATTCCTACCACAAAAATGGAGGTAAATAATAATGCCTAAGAAGTTTGACAACAGTCCGGGAGCTATAGCCCGGAGACAGAGAGTGATTGAGCGACTTGAAAAACAGCTCAAAGATGGTTATCGTCCCTTTCGTGGGAGAGAGACTCCTAATCAGGATGAATTGAAGATTATCAATGAAAAGCCTGTAGGAGTCGTCCTTAAGGAGAGCGATGTAAAACGAATCAATAAAGAATTGGAAACCCTAAAACAACGATTGTAAACTATGAAGCCTGCAGCATCAGCCAAACCCAACGAACCTGAAGTAATAGTAAGGTGGAACCCCTACAAAAAGGTGGTAGGTTATTCGAAAGTTTATTTCCATAACAGGCTTAAGAAGAGTGAGTTCAATAAAACTCAATGCTTCCTTAAGTTTATTGGGATAGTAGCTCGTATAACCTTAATTGACGTGAAACGTATTTGTAAGAAAAACAAAAGAAATTAAGAAAAACTTACTTATCAAGAATTAGCTACATACTATAATGTTTCCTATGGATGTGTAGCAGGAATAATTCAAAGAAAAAACTGGAAACATATCTAAACCCTGATTGAAACCTTATAGTAATATAAGGAATGGATATAAGCTGTATGAGATATGCTTATTTAACGTAGCGGAATATAAATGCTATACTATTGGGAGTTCTCAGCAAGTAGTTAAAACGTAACATCTAAGGTGTGTGGTCCATTTGTAAAGCCTCTTTTAACTGCGTGACCCTACTCTTACCAAATCTAGTCTTGTAGTAATACTTGGTCATAGGGTGTAAGACAAGAGGGTGCTAATTTTTAACTAAAAAACACATTATGAAGAAAGTATTGGTTATCTTGGCAATTTTTGCCTCAATTGGAGCATCTGCTCAGAAGAATTACGTTAGTGCAAGCTATTCGTATTACAACAGAGCAGGTACATTTGGTCAACAGTCTATGGCAACTGTAGAAGTTGGTAAAGACTTTGGCAATGTATGTGTAGGTATTGCTGGTGGTGTAACTGCATTCACCAATGGTAATGCCTATATTGAGGCAAGAGTTTCTCCTACTCTCTGGAAATCAGGAAGATGGAGTGTATCTGGTAGCCTCGGAGTTGGTCATATTATTGACGCTCCTACCTATCTTCTTACAGAGTATGGCGGTGCCGTTAACTGCCTTCTTGGTAAGAATATTACATGGAGGTTATCTTCTGGTGCCTACAATTTTAATGGAAAGAATGTGGCTAGAAAAGCTACATATGTAGGCACAGGATTCAGCTTGGCATTCTAATATGCTTGGCTTCCACGTTGGCGTAATCGGGAATGAATACCGACAAAGAGAGTAACGCCCTTGTTTGACAAGGAGATACAGGTTCGAATCCTGTACGTGGAGCAAAAAACTAAAACTATGAGATTATGGAAATGGCAGGAAGGTAGACAGAAGAATACTACCTACGAAAAGTTCCCTCTATGGTATTTCCGTATATGGAAATGGGGATTTGATGCATACATACTTCGTTATAAACCAGATACTTATCTACGATTACATACAGATAAAGTAGAGGGTGGAAGACATTGGAGATTAAATATAAAGCTGGTTGGTAAAGCCAGCTTTTTTTGTCACGGAATAGGAATAACTGAGAAGAGGATTATCTTATTTCGTCCAGATTTATATCTTCATAGTTTATATGCATATACCAAGACAATAAAATTATCTTTTGGATTTGTAAAATTCTACTAATGAAAATAACAGAAGACATAGATGTTAAGATTGGCTTGTGCGACATCGAGACATTAAAGGAATTGTTTGATGTTGGTATCTATAATCCTGATACAGGAGAATGGCAGGAGTTTGAGGTATCTGCCTATAGAAATGACCTTTATCACTTTGTAAAGTGTTATACCTCAAAGGAGTATGATTATCTGGTTACCTTTAATGGTATAAACTTTGACCAGCAGGTTCTCCAGTACATAGTTGATAACTATGAGAAATGGTATGATAAGACAAATCTTGAAGTTTGCCAAATCATATACGAGTATGCACAGAAGGTCATAGAGGACAGCAACTATGACCTCTTTCATACTTATAAGGAGAAGGACTTTTCTATCTATCCGATAGATATCTTCCGTATACATCACTTTGATAATGAGGCAAGAAGAACATCACTGAAGTGGTGTGCCTTTATACTGAATGAGGATGTAGAGGAGATGCCTATCCATCATAGTAAGGAGAATCTTACTAAAGAGGAGATAGAGATAATCAGAGCTTATAGGAGAAATGATGTGAGCGTAACTGAAAAATTGTTTCAGCTAACCTTAGGTAACGTCGATATTCCTGAGTTAAAGGATTACAAGGGTAAGAACAAGATTCAAGATAGATTCGACGTAATGCAGGAGACTGGTTTACAGTGTCTTAACTGGAGTGATGTAAAGATTGGTGAAGAGTGGAATAAGTTGGATTATATAAAGGAAGAGAATATCTCTGACCCTAGAGATTTGTTCCCAAAGAAGGTAAAACATCCATTTGGTCAGAAGTTTAAGAACTACTTTCCTAAGCACGTTGAATTTGAGACTGACCAGCTTAAGGAGTTTGTAAAAAAGCTTGGTAATGAGTATGTTAAGAATATTAAGCAGGAATTTCCCATTAAGATAGGGAATACCACTTATACAGTAGCCAAGGGAGGTTTGCATAGTACTGAGAAGCATAGACATATAACTGTACCAGAAGGATTTAGGTATGATGATGAGGATATTGGGTTAAATTGTGGCCCAAGTAAAACCCTTTAAATTGACTGGGACAGCTTTAGAGTTTCATACACTCCCTCAAACAGTAATGATTTGAGTATAGTAAAAGAGATGAAAATTAGCCAATCAGCAGCCAAGTTACCAAGTTTGGTAAAAGGTTCAGAGACTAAACAGAGGGAATTTTTAACAATTTATTAACATGCATTACTTATCAGTATCCATAGAATATCCTATATTGGATATATGAAATTGAGTACTGAACATAAGGGAAAAACTGGTATTTATGCTATAAGGAACAAAAGCAATGGGAAGGTATATATAGGAAAAGCTCTTGATATTTATAGAAGAGTAAAGCACCATATAACAAGTCTCAATACTAAGAACAAAGATGAAAATAGACATCTGATAAATTCTTGGCATAAATACGGGAAAGAAAACTTTGAGTATTTTGTAGTTGAGTTTTGCAACACAGACGAAATCTCAGAACGAGAATTACATTGGATTAAATCCTTTGATTCTCTTAACAGAGAAAAGGGATATAACCTAAGACTTGATTCTTCAACTGGATTGGTAGTTTCTCAGGAAACGAGAGAAAAATTAAGACAGGCTCAAATTAAGAGATTTGAGAACCCAGAAGAGAGAAAAAAGTGTTCTCACACTTTCTGGAAAGATAATCCGGAAAAGCTAAAGGATATGGGTAAGAAAGTTGCAAAATTGAATGTAAGATATAAAATAGAACAAAGTGATAAGATAACAGGACAGATAATAAGGATATGGGAGTCTATTATTGAACTAATGGAAGTATACCCTGAGTATAAGAAGCATAATATATATGCTGTTTGTTCTGGAGAAAAACCCTCAATGTATGGTTATAAATGGAAGAAAATTATGATATAGTCCGACCTTACTGGAGACAGTAAGATTAACAAGGATATGCACAGTATCCTAATAGTATGGTAAAGTTTGAGATTTGTCCCCCTCACTTAAAGAAGACGTTCCTTCATCAGTATAAGGGCAAGATATCTAAGAGAATCTCATATAAGAAGACTGCAAAGGATTTGATAAAGGATGGTCAGAAAGAGAAGGCTCGTCCCCTTATGTCAGTTCAGGAGATGCTTAAGCTATGTCTTAATGGTGGTAATCTGAATTAAAACATAACTTTATTTGGTATTCTTAAAGCATTAAGAGAAAATAAACCATATAAAGGTTTGATTATAAAAGACAGCCTCCAATAAAAAATCGGATAAATTGCTGGAAACCCCTTAGTGAAAAGGGCAATCAGCAGCCAACCTACTGAATAGTATAAAAGTAAGTAGAAGGTTCAACGACTAACTGGTGAGTAGCTAAAACAATAAACCAGACACGAACATCCGACACTAGAAATAGTGATGATATAGTCTGAACCACAGGTATATATAAAGCTGTGGATATGAAGGATAAAGAGCCTTCATGATAACAAAATGGGTTACGGTAAGCTAGGACAAAGAGGTTCATTCCTTGAGTATCCAGAAGGTATGCTTAGGGTTACTATGGGAAATCAGATGGAGATTCTGATGCTTATAGAAAAGCTAGAAATGTCTGGTTTTCAGGTACTTAGTGGAAACACTGAAACATTGGTGTTTTAAAATTTGGTTAATTGCTGGGACACCCTTAGAGTCCTTAAGCTAAAACAAAAGAATGAAATATGTCTAAGTGTAAATGCTTAAAAATTAAGGAATTGGGCAATCAGCAGGGAAGCTCCGAACAGGAGAACCTTCAACGACTATCCCGGAAGGGAGTACTCTGAAAAAGAGGAAAAGCCAAATATTATACCATCTGTATAAAATAATACTACAGATGGTTTGGTAATTTCGTAAAATTTTTGTAAATTAGTAGAAATACTAATTATGAAAATAGAAGTTACTCAAGAAGTTCTAAAAAAATGGGGAGTTTATAAAATAACAAATATAATAAGCGGAAAATTTTATATAGGTTCCACTATAGAATCCTTTAAAAAAAGATTATCAAAACATATAAGTTGCTATTCATTATGGAGTATAGGATTAAGAGATACGTGCGATTGTCCTATCTTATATAATGCTCTGAAGAAATACGGAGTTGATAATTTTAAATTTGAGATTCTCAGGTGCTTTGAAAAAAAGAAAGAATCAAAAATATGTAAAAAGATAGCTAATTATTTAGAGGAAAAATATATAAATAGCTTATCTCCAGAATATAATATTTGTAGATTACCTACGCTGTCAGGCTGTCCAAATCTTGGTAGAAAATTATCGCAAGAATGGAAAGACGCTATAGCTAGTAAGTCTAAATTGTATAAACACTCAAATAACCAAAATATATATCTAAATAAAAAACAGCAAAATAAAGATTTAAGTTCTATATATGAAGTAATGAAGGGAGGTAAAGTGTTTAAAGGTTCTGCAGTAGATTGTTCACAACACCTTAACATATCACTTCCTATATTTTATTCCCCTTCTTCTAAGAAAAAATATAGAATTGTAAAAATTAAATCTCAAAAGAAGAAAATTAAAATATCAGATGGCAAAGATGTTAAAATTTTTAATTCTTTTGGCGAGTGTGACAGATTTCTAAATATGTGGAGAGGATTTACTTCTACACAAGTTGTTAATAAAAAAGATAGAATACTTGGTTATAAATATGAACTTTTATAATAAAGATATAGTCTAATCCTTAGAGAAATTTAAGGTAGTAATGGATGGTATATCAGTTTATTATCCTGAGAGTAAACGTCAGGAGTTTCTTGAAATATGTGAGTGGTGGGAGAAGAAGGTTGGGAACTTTGAGATGGGTAAGTTGGAAGAAACCCCATTTAAGGAAGTATGGCAAGAATCCATCAATCACTATATTGCCAAGAAAGAGGATGGAGTGAAGAAGAAGGGTAGATTTGCCACAGAATTTGAACTGCACAAAAATAAGAGTAAGCGTATAATTCCTATGGCTATAGAAGCTTACTTTATTAATAAGAAAGACCCTGCAGAGTTTATCAGAAGTCATAAGAATATATATGATTTCTGTATAGCAAAGAAGGCTACTGGTAAAATGTACTATGAAGAACAGTGGCAGGAGGATGGCAAGACGATGACAAAAACTCACAAGAAGTTAGTAAGATATTTTATCTCAACCAATGGAACTGTTCTGTATAAAAGAGGGTTAAACAATAACGGTGACCCCGTGAACAATCACTGTGAAGCAGAAACAGATATTGGACAACCTCTTGTGACGTATTTTAATAAGTTCTTTGAGAGTGATGATTATCACATTGATTATGACTACTATATACTGGAAACTTTAGAGAGAATAGATGCTATTGAGAAAACAAGAAAAGCAAAAGCATTTGTAGATTCTATAAGGAGTAAGACAGGAGGTAGTCAATTAAGTTTATTTTAAAGAAGGTAAGTTAGATGGTGGAATTGGTAGACACAGAGTTTATGGTTGTAATGCAGATAACAACTGGTCACGCAGCGAGATAGCGTACTCTTTCTGTTGCAGGTTCGAATCCTGCTCTAACTACAAAATCAATAGTATGGAATATATTATACCAAAAGAAAAATTAACATCAATAATATTTGATGATGAGAAAAATGAACTATCAATAAACTGGTGGACGGGTGGTCATGAGGGTGCCGTGTGTGGGATAGTAGTAAAAGCAGAGTTAGTAGATAAGAAAATATCTCCATATAGAGCACCTGTTATTGAACATGACCCAAACTATAATAATTCATTTTAATTTATAATTATGAAAGCAGAACCTAGCGTACTTAACCAGAAACTTAAAGAAGCTGGTTATAAGTTTCTTGGATGGCAGAATGGCTGGAAACACGTCTATTTTGATGAGGATGGAAACCAGACTACTGGAGATGCATCTAAGGGAGAAAAGCCAAAGAGAACATTTGGTTATACCAAGGAAGACTATCCTGAGTATGGAAATTGTGTAGATAGTGGTCACCAGCGTGATAATATATCTCATGATAATAGAGGCAGTGAGCATACTGTGAGCTGCGATATCTGTAAGATTTACTGGAAATACGATTCAAGTGACTAAAAACAATAATATGAAACAAATACTTTTAATTGATGAGTGTGGTTCCCCTGAGCACCAACTCATATTTACAACATTTCCCGAAGACAAGGAGGATAACTTTGTTTATATTCAGATACATCTGTGCAAAGCTCCTTTCTGGAAGAGATTAATAAGAGGTATCAAGTATATCTTTGGTCATACGTCCAGATATGGTCACTTTGATGAGATGATATTTGATAAGGATGAACTAAAAAGTACAATAAACGAGTTATGAGAAAATTATTTCTGGATGATTTCAGAACAGTAACAATGGCCCAAACATATGCTCATCCTAGAGATAGGCATTTCTATAATGGAGAATGGGATATTGTTAGGAGCTATACTCCCGAACAGGAGGAAGAAGGAGCACTTTTAACAGTTTTCTTAGATGGAAAGTTGGTAAAAGAGTATACCTTAGAAGAAATAAGAGAACGAATTAAACGTAATTTATATGAGTAAAGCAGAGATAAAACACCTGAGAGCTCTTATTAAACATATGAGAGTTGTGAAATACTCGGAAGGTATATGTGTAGCTTTGGGTGATATAGCATACAAGAAAAAAGGAGGTTATATGAACTGTCCGTGGACTAGGTGGAATGAGTTGCTGAAATATTATCCTATATTCAAAAAGTATAAGGCCCCTAAACATAGTACGTTTTCTCAGTCAACAAGAAAGAAGGTAATTGAAAGTCTGGCTGCTAAATTAAACAAAAAGAAAGACCCTTATATCAATTCACCCATTTTTCAATAACTTATAAAATTTAAAAGATGAAATATGAAGTTGATAGTCAATTCATTTTAGAGGCTTATAAAGATGCCTGTACTGAGTGGAAAGAAAGAATTAAGGCAAAATTTCCACAAGTATTTGATATAGAAAAACAAGTAAGTGAATTAGAGGAATATGAAGAATTCAAAAAGGTATCTTTTGGAACAGATTCTTTATTATTCATAGATGGCTCTATTCTAATAGAGCTTCCTAAATCCAATTCAGGATGGAGTAAAGCAGCTTTTAAATTAGCCATAAAGTTAATGGATGAACGTATTGCTTACCCAGAACATACTGGTTATAGGGAAGGATTCATAAGTAGAAATAATGATATATCCTTCAAACAAGGTAAGATAAGTAATAGGCATGAAGTAGACTTTATACTAATGAAAATCAATTAAGAAGGAGTCATAAGCCCCTTCTTTTTTTCAAATTAAAAACTAAAATTGTATGGCAAAGAAAGAAATTGTTAGTATCTTTACAGTTACTGAACTGAAGACTGGTAAGCAAATTGAAGAGGCTATTATTGGATGTGGACAGGAGGCTATACGATATCTACGTAAGCAGTACCCTAAGTTTACCAAATTTGTATTGGATGGCTTTGAGATAGATGGCCAATTTTTCCCTCTACAGTTAAAGATAAAATAGTATGATTGATATTGAAAAGTACAAGGAGATTTTAAATCAGGGACTTCTTCTTGACCACTATAATCTTCTCCAATCTATTCACAACAAGACTGAAATTCTTGACAACAAGAGAATTAGAGGATTTTCTAATCTTCTTAGTAAGAAGGGATACCTAGATGAGGGTGAGCTTACTGATAAGGCAAAGAATCTTATTGCTACAGTTCCTGTAATCCCTACAAAAGTTGCAGTTGTTGCAAATACTCCACCCAAAATAAAGATGGATTATGGCTCTTGGATAGTTTCTTTACATAAGAAGTGTGAAGAAAAACTATTGCTAGCTACAGGCAAGAGACAAGTAAGGGACTCAATAAATGGGAAACCTTATTCATTTCTTCCAAATGCAACCGATTTGGGAAAGGTCATACTTAGAGCTATGAAAATGTATTCTCTTGATGAGTATGATAGAATTGAGAGAACAATTCTTCTGTATATTGATAAGTGTATAAAGGCAAAGAATTGGTTTCCAATACTTCAATATTACATTTTTAAGAATAATATGAGCCCTATGGTTACAGATATGGAAAATCTTGAGAGTGACGAGAATGAGGCAAAATCTGATGATACAATTGTAAACATATGAGTGAATTTGATAAACTTACGCAAGAGGTAGCTGATGGTATGCAGGGTAAGAATGAAGCTATCCCAATTGGACTACCTAGACTAGGTAAATATGCCAACTGGAGGAAGAGAATTTTTACATTACTATTTTCATCTACTGGTGCTGGTAAAAGTAGCCTTGCTGATGATATGATTCTTAACGCCTGTGAATGGTGTATAAAGAATTCAAAAACAACAGGAAGGAAGATTAAATTTATCCTTTTCTCAATGGAGAGAGCAAAGCATTACCGAATAGCAAAGTGGGTAAGCAGGAGAATATTTCTTGATGAGGGATTGGTTATACCTATTCCTAAACTGCTTGGTTGGTGGCATGAAAAGCTAACAGACCAAGAATTTGAGTTATTCTCAAGATATAAGGATTATGTTGAGGCACTACTTGAGGAGTACATTGATATATATGAGGGAGCCAGAAGTGGCCCGGATATATACCGTATTCTAAAGGAGTACTTTGAGAGAAATGGGGAGTATAAAACTCACCCTGACAATCCCTATAAGAAGATTTATATCCCTGATGACCCCAACATCATTGTTGTTCCTGTAATAGACCACGGTAACCTTACTAAGAGAACAAAGGAGTATCCTACTAAGAAACAAGCAGTAGATAATCTTTGTGAATTGATGCAGGGTTTCCGTGACTTGGAGGGAGCATCTCCCTTCTGGATTGCTCAGGTAGGTAGAAGTATCTCTAATCCATTGAGATTGAAGGATACAGAGGCAGAATTGACATTGGATGATAAACTAAAATAAATTTGGAAATGTCGTCTAGAAGTGTTAAATTAATCTAGAAATAACACTTATAGATATATGCAAAAGGAAAAACACACTGCAAAGTATGCAGAAATAGAAGCTCTTTGGAAAGAAGGAAAAAGTAGAAATTTTATAAAGGAAAAGTTTGGATTAAGTTCCTCAATAGTTCATACTATACTTAAAAGACTTAATCTAGAAAATAAACCTAAAAGGTCAGTAAATCTTACTGCTCATCAGAAAAGTGTCTTGATTGGTACTATATTAGGTGATACACATATATTGAAAGGTAGTAAGTTTACAAGTAGTATTAATTTTGCTCACTGTGAAAAACAGAAAGATTTTTATGATGGCAAAGTTGAAATACTTAGCTCATTAGGTATATCTTATAATAAAGAACATAACTATTTTGATAAAAGAACAAACAGATACTACAAAAGATATGTTTTTACATCGCATAGTTGTATCGAGCTTAAAGAATTACGTTATATATTTTATCCAGATGGTAAAAAAGTTCTGCCTATAGAATATCTGAGAGATAATTTTAATATAGTGTCTTTAGCTTACCTTTATATGGATGATGGAAATACATCTAAGTATAATACTATAATTTCTACACAATCTTTTGATTTAGAAAATCTTAAAGATTTTGTCTTGTTGTTAAAAGATAAATTTAATTTAGATTTTACCATACAAAAAAATGGTACAATAAGATTAAAACAAAAAGATGTTCCTAAATTTAAAGAATTAATAAAAGAAGAAGTTTCTAAATTTCCTTGCATGACATACAAACTTTAATGTCATCTCTAAACTCCGTTAAACGGGGAAAGTCTGTAGTGAAACAGATAATCCCGTGCTAAATTAAGTAGGAATACTTATAAATGCCTAACGACTAGTAAAATCATATTTTAGTACATCAGTAAATAATTACAAAGATGGAAGAATTGAATAAAGAGCAAATTTTAGTTTTAAATCTTTGTTTAGGAGATGGACATTTAAAAAAAGATTACACAATTTCTTTTGTACACTCTCCTAAGCAGTTGGATTATCTTAATTACAAAAAAGAACTATTAGAAAAAACAGAGTCGTTTAAACGAGCAACTGGAAAAAAGACAATTGGGATTAAATCCTATATTACAAATTTTGAAGGTAAATCGTTTTTACAATATAGGTACTCTCTTACTAAGGTAAGTATTGTAAAACCTGTTTATAATCTATTAGTAAAAAATGGTAAAAAGACAATCTCAGAGAATATAATTAAATACTTCAATTTACAAACATTAGTCTTTTTGATGTTTGATGATGGAGGAGAAGTACGAGCCAAAAAAAGAAGGTATTCAATTAAAAGGAATATTGAATATATTTATAATGAACCACCTTCTTACAGGCTTAACACTCACTCTTTCTCAAGAGAAGAAAATGTGTTAATCATTCAATGGTTAAAAGATATGTTCCAAATTGAAGGAAAATTGTATTTAAATAAAGAAAGGTTTATTATTAGATTTAATTCTAAGGAAAGTTTGAAAATTTGGAATCTTATTAAAAGTGAAGTTTCCAAAATTGATAGTATGAAAATCAAATTTTCTTGGAGTATTCAAAAATATGGTTTGCAGTGAGTCCAGACCGGACAATAAAATCTGCCAAGAAAGCGGGGGAACGCCTTAGAAAGGACGAAGATATAGTCTGAACCATAGATATATGTAAAACTATGGATGTGAAAGATAAACAGCTTTCACGATAACAAAAATGGTTAAAGAATCAGGTGATATGGGAGATGCCTGTGATATTGCATTGTCATTATTTGACCCAGTTAAGTATAAGCAGGGCAGTAAAACAGGTTATAATCCTATGGAGTTTCTTGACAAAACAAACGGTGCAAAATATTTTAGAAGTATCCAGATATGTAAATCATCTTATGGTGAGGATGACCTACGTATACCATTGGCTTTCAATGGTTTCTGTGGTCA